ATTATGAGGACTACAGGCATGTTGTGATCTGGGAACTGAATCGTTGTTCTATATGAGAAAATGTTCGAAAATTGCTTAGTTTTGTTATATGGTTAACACCCGTAATCTATACGTAAGAAAGACGCGGACCTGCAAGGGTCAAGAGGGCCAGGGCTTAAATTATTAACCTTGGCTTTCGCTATTTAAGAGAAGTTGATTATGCAGATAGTCAAAAATCCATTAACCTTCCTAAAGCAGGATTTTCAAACAGAATCAAATCTGTGCGATTACTTGGAGTTGAATATAAAGCTATTTTGTATTCAATGTTTGGGGCTTCACTATGTGACGCACACCCGAGAATTTCCACTCTTATCACATAGAAGAAAAGCGAAAAGGATAGATTTTTTAATTGAAACACAAAGCGGTATGGTAATAGTTGAATGCAAAAATCCAATTCATATCTGCGAGGTACACAATGCGGTTGGCCAGATACTAAATTATGAAACCCTTTTGAAAGAATATCACCAAAAGGACGCACACCGGTTGATTATTGTCACCACAAAATACGACCCTGAAGTTAATTTAACAATCAAGCAATTCAACCTTCCTGTCCATCTCATTGGCCTTGATAAGGAACATCATTTATTATCTGACATTTCACACCTGAACTAAATGGCAGCCGACGAACTTACAGGAAAACAAAAACGATTCTGCGAAGAGTATATCTTCGATTTCAACGGTGCCAGAGCAGCCAGAGCGGCAGGATACAGCGAAGATACAGCGAAGGAAATTGCTTCAGAAAACTTAACAAAACCTAATATTCAGGCTTATATTAAAGAGTTGGAGGAAGATCTCGGTAAAACCGCAGGAATCAGCCGCCTCCGCGTTCTAAAGGAGCATGAAAAGATGGCGTTCAGTAGTATTGCCCACCTCCATAATACTTGGATACAACGTAAGGAATTTGAGGAATTGAGCGACGATCAAAAGGCCTGCATAGCAGAATTATCTTATCAGACAAGGGTGGAGCGCATTAATAAAGGTACTGAGGATGAGGCCTTGATTGATGTTGATTATATTAAAGTAAAACTGTACGATAAACAAAAATCCCTTGATTCGATCAGTAAAATGTTAGGCTTCAATCCTCCTGATAAAATTGACATGACAAGTGGAGGGGAAAAAGTGAAGGGGTTTGTTCTCAACATCAAACCTGAAGAAAACACATAGCATGTGCAAATTGAATCATTCCATGAGATCCCAAAAGGATACAACTCTCTTGATTTATCGGACGAACAATCCAAGGCTTGGCACCTACTAATCAACCCAAAGTACAAAGACATTACCCGGGTTTTGTTTGGTGGCCAGGCTGGTGGAGGAAAGTCAACACTTATTTCCTTGTTCCTGGATTACATGGCATGGAATTACCATGAAACCCGCTACTATCTCGCCCGTGAAGTATTGAAAGATTTGAAAGAATCTGTGCTTATGACCTACTTCGATGTAATGAAGCTCACGGGTAGGAAATATAAATATCGTGAGAATCATAATCATATCCATTACCCACAAACTGATTCTTATATTCACCTGGTAGAGGTTGCGTTGCAACCTTCCGATCCTGATTTTAACGATCTTGGTTCAAAGGAATACACTGCCGGGGCAATCGAGGAAGGTATAAAAGTAAACCGCAGGGCTTCAGATATTCTAATCACTCGCACCCGCTACAAACATGATGTTTACCCGGATCTCTCCCCAAAACAATTGATTACCTGTAACCCCGGCCTTGGCTGGATAAAGGATGATATTGTAAAGCCTACCCTTGAATTTGGACAGGCAAAAAGGAAGAACGATATTTTTGTTGCGGCAACATTAGGAAGTAATCCCAACAAGGTCTTTGCAATGGCGTATGAAAAAACCCTGCAAGAAAACACCACAGCTTACGACCGTGAACGCTTACTAAAAGGCAATTGGGATGCGCAGGAAAAAACAGGCGCGGAATACCTCAAAGAGTTCGACAGGGACCGCCATGTAATCAGGAATCTTTTATATAACCCTGAATTGCCGTTACACTTATCTTTTGATGAGAACGTAAACCCTCACATTACCTGCGGTGTGTGGCAGATAGTAACCGGCAAAGATCATGTAAGGGAGTGCCGACAGATCGCAGAGATAACACCTAGGCCACCCGTTAACACACGTGCCAATGCGTGCAGGATGGTGGAGAAAATGTTTCCCGCTCACAAAACCGGTATGTTTATTTACGGAGACGCAACAAGCCAGAAGGGTGAAACAGGCAAAGAATACGGCGAAAACTTCTTTACTGATATCCGGGCAGGGTTACGCAAGTACAACCCGGCCATGCGTGTGCCCTCGAAGAATCCACCAGTGGTAGCTAAGGGTGGTTTTATGGATATGATCCTTGAAAAGGAATACCGGAATATCAGGATCAGGATCAACGATGATTGTGAGGTATCGGTGAACGATTACGCCTATGCCCTTGAAGATGCTGAGGGCGGGATAAGTAAAAAGAAAGTCACCAACCCCGACACGAAGGTTCAATATGAAGAACACGGGCACGCAATTGATCAGATGACCTATTTTATATGTCAAGCGTTCGCTGGAGATTTTGCTTTTTATCAGAACGGAAGCCAGAACCCGAGATATGAAACTGGCAGGGATGTTGGTAAGTTTGCAACAAAGGAATTTTGATGTTAACTTTATTAACCATGAGCACGAATTATATAAAATCAAAAGGCCAAACCATAGGTTTAATGTTTAACGAGCCAGTAATTCAGAGTATCCGAGAAATAGAAACGAAGCACTATCGGTTTAAGGCTGTTACAAATATTTCAGTTGATGCAGCAACAACGTTCTATTGTGCTATAGGCAGATTTCCCAACTCAACAGAGATCGATGCAATTAAGATTCACGGGGTAAGTACCATTGTTGAGTTTCTTCTAAATAAGAAACCACCATTGAATTTTGACCTCTTAGGTTAGGAATTATGCCCACCATTTTCCAAATTTGGGAAAAGGTTCCTAAATGGCTTACCTCAAGAAATCCGATTACAGTCTCAGAATTTCAATTGTTCACCTGGATGAAATACTAACTCAAGCGGCGCTTACATCAACATTAACAGTAGATCAGGTCCGCGATAACGCAGAGAATTTAGCCTACGCCGAAATAAAGGCATGGCTTTCCGCCAAATATAAGATAACCGAAGAACTGGCCATTGATTCCGCGTCTACCTCGCGCAATGCCCTTGTGATGAAGTGGGCAATTGACATATCCCTTTACACGATTCATTTCACGGTCAACCCGCGCGACGTTCCAGAGATACGGGAGAAGGCCTATAAGATGGCCAAGGAAGAACTTGAAGCCTCGCGCGATGCAACGTTATTGCCGGGCCTTGCTCAAAAGGATACGTTCTATACCCGCCACCTGCTCGGAAGTCAGGAGAAATTTACCTCGAAAGAATTTGACTTAACTGAGTTTGAATGAACTATCGGAAATTAGTTACGGAAATTGTTTGCTATGCACGTGGCGCGAAGCTGGTTGAATATTCCGAGAATATGGCCATTGACAAGGAGGGGAAATTGATCAATGAGGTTCATGTAACGTACGTGGACCGCGACGATACTGAAAAGACGGAACTACTTTTAACGGTTGACGAATGAGCGACACGCAACTACCATTATTCAAAGACGCCTTGAAATACCAGGTCGAAGTAACCCCGCGCGCATCGTACGAAATGGTCAAGGCTACCAAGAAAAGCCCTATAAAATATATCCTCGAACAGCAGCAGTTCCGCACGCGCGAAGATCTGCGCACGCTCAGGCTTGCAATTGAGAACGCCGAGAACATCATAAACTATAATCGCGAGGACCTTCACCGTATTTACAGAGAGTGTATGCGGGATCCAAACCTTTCAGGGCAATGGGAATCTCGCAAGATGAAGACCAAAGAGAAAGAATTCAAAATCCTACAACCCGGAGGCAAAGACGAGAATGAAAAGCTAACCAAGGTTCTGGAAGCCTCCTGGTTCATGGATTGGATTGACGCTTGCCTTGATTCTAAACTGTGGGGTTTCACAATGATGGAAACAGGGCCTTTACTGGAAGGCATGTTCCTTAATTATCAGGTAGGAATAAAATATTACGATCCCATCAACATCATTGACCGCGACAACGTAAAGCCTGAACTCGGAATTATCACCAATACACCCGGTCAGAATACAGGAATAAGTTTTTCAGATCCACGGTTCACCGATCAACTCATGTTTGTGGGTAAGACGCACGACTTTGGCATCATGTACTCACTTGTAAAATACATTCTATTTAAAGACAACTGCCTTGCAAACTGGAGCGAGTGGGCTGAGGTGTTTGGCATGGACAAGCGCATAGGCAAAACTGATACCGATGGAGAAGACCGGACGCGGTTCATCGAAGCAATAAAAAACCTTGGCACTAATGCCTATGGTGTGTTCACAAAGAATGATGAAGTTGAATTCATGGGCACGCAGCGCACGGACGCTTTCAAGGTTTATTATGAGCTCAATCATTACATAGACGAGCAGGTCGCCAAACGTATCTGGGGGCAGGACGTAGTGACAAACAATACCGGCAGGGTTGTGGGTGAGACCGGGGAGAACGTGGCCAACATGTACGGCGACAATGACGCAAAGTTTATCAAACATCTTGTTAACACGCGGCTTTTCCCCTTCATGGAGAACCTCGGCTTTAATTGGGAGGGTTGCTCTTTCGATTGGGATACGACCGAGAAAGTGCCATTAAAAGACAAAGCGGAAATCGACGCAAAGATCGCAACAATGGGTTTTGAAATTGATCCTAAATATATTACTGACACCTACGGCGTACCTGTCAAAAAGAAAGAACTTGAACCCGCCACCACACCACTGCAAACAGCTAAAGAGCTAAAAAACCTTTATGCTGGCATGGATTAAAAAACACCTTACCGTTCTAAATGTCGAGAAGGTAGACCCAATTCCCAACCTATCCAACCTG